CCTATTGAAATTAAGTCAGCTATGACTTGGAATGACCAATTTTCAAAAGGAATTAAATGGTTCCAATCAGCAAATAAATCCTCCGGGAAAGGTGCTGTGGTATATTCAGGGGATATAGAATTTGATAGGGAAACATATATAGTGAGAAACTATCATTCAGATATCCTGACCCAATTTGAATAATGTTTTTCAAAATAGAGGCTTATGATTTTTCACCTCTTGGGTTAGTTATTCTCATCTACTAAAGTTGCCCAGAACAAGACTCGAACTTGCACAGTGTTAACCACCACTAGGACCTGAAACTAATTCCTTATATAGTAAAGAGTTGAAATAAATTGCAAAGTTTTCGTGAGTATACTTTTATTTACCAACAGATCGAAATAGATGGAAGCTAAATGCATTCATAACATGCACAATAACATGCACAGTAAGGTAGGCCCGTTCCATTCAGCTTATTAATTTGGGTAAAGTATGAAATTGCCCCTACCACATCAACCCGCTCAACTTATGATATTCACTTGTATCAGCATTCAAGTTGTTATAGATCTGTCATAATTTAACGATTGAGCTTTTTGCAGCATTTTAATGAGCAATGGTAGAGTCTCCCAGTCAATATAGATCGCTTGCATCTCATCGTCCAGATCAGTGGTTTGTTGGATTGTTATTCCGTCATTTGCTTCGAGGACTTCAAATCCATAAATGTTTCCTACTCTTCTAACTTCTTTTTCGCTTGTCATATTTAAACAACTTCCTTATTAGTTTTGCGTTACTTTTCCATACGACTCTTCTACATGCCCACGTGGCCATTTTCCTGGGGATCCCGCTTGATACTGCTTGGGGGAATTATAAGAACCAATGTCTAGTATCGTTTTCTTCTCCATGATACAACAGAATCCATGACAGGATACTAAAAATCGCGAAGCATCTAGCTTCCGCAAAGCGAACCAAAGAGTGGATCTGGGATGGCCACACGTTTAACGTAACTAAGACAACTATAATGTTTGTTATAACTACCCACGAATATTTGAAATATTATGTTATCTAATTATATTAGAAAAAAATATATAATTTGACTTTATTCTTTTTACAGAATATAATCCCAAATAGATAGAATTGGGCGTTAAAAATGGATGTATTGAACACTAAAATTGCAAGTGACCTATGGAAAATCTCAGAACGAAGAATTTCGAAACTTTGTGCGGAGGGCCGAATTCATGGAGCTGTTAAAATCTCAGGAGTATGGTTGCTTCCTCCAGGTTCAATAAAGCCAAAAGACTCGAGAATAAAAAGCGGGCGATACATTAATACCAAAAAAATGAAATATTCGTCCAATGAAAATACTGATGAGGCAGAGAGTCAATTGACACAGGATATTACTACCACGAACATTAATGCAATCGATAATAAACAAATGGCACCCCCCCGACCTAGAATCATTTCACTTTTCTCAGGCTGCGGAGGTCTAGACCTAGGATTTGAGCAAGCTGGATATGATAGAGTTTATGCAAATGACTTCGATAAAGATGCTCAAGCAATTTTCCGTTTAAACCTTGGAGAAATTGACGGTAGGGATATTCATGATGTAGATGAACATGAAATTCCTGATGGGGACATCCTTACCGCAGGATTCCCTTGCCAGCCATTCTCCAATGCAGGAAATCGTAAAGGAGTCCATGACTCACGAGGGATGCTTTATAAAGAATGCCTTCGGATCATTCAAGCTAAAATGCCCCAGGTAGTTCTATTTGAAAACGTAAAAGGCTTATTATCCACAAATTATATTGATGGGCGAAGTTTAGTAGACGTGATAACCACTGATTTGGAGACAATGAATGGTTTAGGATATAATGTCACATATAAACTTTTAAACGCAAGTGATTACGGGGTGCCTCAGAACCGTCAACGTGTAGTATTCATTGGAGTAAGAAAGGATTTGGGAAAAACATTTGTATTCCCCAAAAAGGAAGAGAAAGATAAATTAACCATAAGGCATATTCTTGATATCCCATCAGAAGTTCCTAATCAAAAGGATTGGCCATTATCTCCACAGGCAATGAATATGATCCAATACATTCCTGAGGGGGGATCATGGAAGGACATTCCTGATGATAAACTTCCTGCTAGATTCTTAAGAATAAAATCAGATATGAAGAGATACAGATCTCCAAACTTCTACAGAAGATTTTCATTGAATGAGATTAGTGGGACGATCACGGCATCTGCCCAGCCAGAGAACTGTGGTATCATCCACCCTCTTAAAAATCGAAGGTATAATATTCGGGAGATTGCCAGAATACAGACATTCCCTGATGACTTCTTGTTTCTTGATGATTCTTTAAAAAATATTACAGCAATGTATAAAGTGATTGGGAATGCTGTTCCTGTGTTGCTTGCAAAGAAATTAGCAAATACAATCATGGAACAAGTATTCATGGAGTCTGCAGTGTGATAAATAGTGATAAAGCTTATATCATGGGCTTGATGATCGGAGGGGGGTTTTGGGATGACACCACAGATGTTATTCGAATCCGTCTTCCATTCAAACAATGGGGATCATATACCCAGAACCCTGAGAGAGCTGGATTGATTTCTCAAGATATTTTGAGAGTTGTTTCACCAATGTTTAAAAGCCTATATGATATAAATATATCATATACCACTTCAATGAGTGGAGAATGGACTATATTATGCGAAGGTGATTTCACGAGTTTAAGAAAAGACTTAAACGATTGTGGAATTACTGGAAGCGGTGAATTGCGAAAAAATAGTGATTTGAATGTAATCATTCCTCAGTTAATTGATGATAACCTTAAACGACGTTTTATTGCGGGGTTGGCTGATACGATAGGAAGTACAAAACCAACACATAGGCGATTCAATAACGATAAACAAATTTTATCCTTTGAAATATCTGGATTTAATTTTGATTTCGTTTGTACGTTATGTAATTTATTGCATAACATAGAATGTTATCCTGACCAAATACTATGGAATCATCCGAATTTCCATTGTGCAAGCAATCCCTATGATTCTAAATGGAAAAAAGGGTTCAAGTTACGAGTTCTTCTAGACCAATACCATAAATTTGGCGCATTTGCATTTAGTTCAAAAGCAAAATCTTCAAGCCAGAACCGAGAGTTGGAAAATGCACCAAGCAGTGCATTGCCATGTGAAGAAAAACCGATCCATGCAACTCCATCATGTGTACATCTAGATGAAAATAACTCACTTTTGCCAGATAGTATTCGTGGCGGTCATTACATTCATAATCGACACGTCTGTGCAGTATTGAAATGTGAACATGCACCCTATTCTAAGATTGCCGCATTACTTTCAAATGCGGAGGACTATGTTAATCCATTTCCTATCCTTGTAAAAGGTTCAATAGAAAACATTAAATCAATTATTGATCGTGATCCCTTAACTAAGAACAGAGTGTACACAGATTTTCTCATGGAAATTGATGCTCTTTATCAAACGTACCTTTTGAAAAGTAATACGAAAATGTTTGGGAAAGCGGATGTTGCTGGTTATCCGCTAAACCAAATTATTCATGCAGTAACTTACTTAATAGCAGCTTCTACTGGGGAGCTTAATGGGAGCAGACCTAGGGGTAATTTAAAAACAATAATATTAAATTATTTGAAGCAACACCAAAAAGCTGAAGTTAAGATTTCTTTACCGGACATACTTACTCCACTCGTAATAACAATGGGCGAAAATGCAACCTTAGTAGGTGCTTCCAATCCTCAAGTGTATAAGAAATTAATAACTACCCACCCAGAGAATCCATATAAATTATATGTGAGAAAGATTGAAGAAGCCGATCTGAAATGAATATAAAACGAAATGAGGTTTCCTATTATCCAGCCATAACAACTTTTATTGAAACGCAAATTAAAAGCAATTTCAGGGCAAAGAATATTTTTAATATTAATATTTTCTGGATGATTGGAGAATTAACTTCAAATGTTAGAAGGCTGATTAAAGAACATCCGATAGAATGTGCGTGTTTGAATACCTATATCCAAAAATCTCCTCCTTTAAATTTAGATGTGTTTGGTGTTATTACGAATGGAGAAAAATTTGAGTTTATTATTATAGAAGTAAAACAGGTAAGAGGTGTTGGCCTATCAGAATGGTCACAACTTCTAGGGTATTGCGTGGTATCAGATGCAAAATATGGTTTACTAATTAACATTGATGCAGGGGCAAGCAATAGGCTGTCATCATTATTAGCAGTCGATCAAGATATCTCCAAATTACTTAGAATAAAAAGAAATGAAGAGTGTATAGAACATTATCTAGGCTTTATGCAATGGAACTCTCTCACAAAAAATTTTGAATATAGTAATTTAGGGCAATTGTGGTCCGTTTCAAAATTGAGTGACCATCTAATTGATGATTTTACTTCAAATTAGATAATTACTGAGTGATGATTTTTAACGCATTTTTATAATAACTATTCATAAACTGAATATATGTTTCTAGTTGTTTAACATAATTTGCCAATCTACTTAGATTCAAGGTCAGTGTTTTTACTGCAGAATGATTATCCGAAGGTATTGATTCTAGTACTGGGCGTGGCGGCTGTTGTATTGAGAACTCAGGGACCTCAATAGGATTATTCCGAGGATGGCTTGTTTGACACCCTGTTAAAATCAGCAACGATGCCATTAGCAATATCAATAATCTCTTCATCTGTCTCCGCCTCCTCTATTTCCTGCTCAACCTTTTCCTGAGCATCTTCAATCTCTTTGATTTCTGTAGATGTAGATTCAGAAACTTTCTGGGTGATCTTGTAGATCTCTGTTTGCTTTTTCTGTTGAACAATCTGTTGTTCCTGTTCAAGGATCTTTACATCCTTCTTCTTGTTTTTTCGCTTTTCAATCCCAAGTAAGGCTAAGAGAATAGCGAATACTGCTCCGATTACTCCGATGATTATTTCCATGACATCCTCCAGTTTGAATACTTACTGAGTACTATTGAGTTTCTTCACTTTCTCGATAGCCGAATTGGTTCCGATGGATGCTATCAACCCGAGATAAAACGGACTGAAGTGAATCAGGAATTTAGTGAATGCATCCATATCGAATACTTCGAACCAAGATCCAATACACCCAATCGCAAATGATATGATCAGGATCGCCAACGTAATTTTCTTCGCCATATTACTCATCCCTCCCGCTCTTAAATCCTTCAACCGTACATTCGGTAAAATAGTCATCCATTATTCTGTCTTGGATCTCTGAATCCCCATTGATGGAGTTTTTCCGGAATGCTTCGAATATTACCTTATCGTTCTTCAAGCCGATGGTAAGTCCTGCAGCAATCCGATCCACCAGCTTGAACAACTTCCCGACATCCTCTCTCAACTCTTTGATCTCATCATTCTTCTTTGAGTTCTTGGATATGAGAGTTATTACCAGTGGACCGTTCACCAGAGTAATGACTCCGGTGATAATTGCTACTTGCACCATATCGCTCATATCACTCTCCAATTACCCCAATCTCCAACATGAAGGCTTTCAATTCTTCAACTGTTTTGCCCTCGCATAACTGAGGAAGGTCACGAAGCCAATTACGCCTCTCAACAAACTGTGTAGTGTCTGTTCCGTCAACTAGTGCGTTCTGTAGGTTTATATCATTCTTCTTAAACTCTTGTTCTCTCCATGCTCTGATTCGCTCCTGAGTAATGGTAAGAGCTTTATCTGGATTAATTTTCAGCATCTTCAATCTCCTTAAAACTGGTATATACTGAGCCGTATCCATCGGGTTCTCGGTAATCATCTGGAAGTTCCCATGCGTCACGGAAAGTGCGGTCTGTAGGAATTTCTTCGTTTGGTACAATCCAGAAAGGAACACCGGAAGGAACGTCCTTGAGTGCGATTTCTTCTATAGTGTGATTCTTAATACATTCTGGTGCAGGGATAAGAATTGAAAGGCTGTTGTCTGAATTTTCATAAATAATTCTCATATGTTTCTCCTAACAAAAAATAGCAACACTGATTCTGTCAACGTCTACATTATCCCCACTAGTAGTACGTCCCACACTTATACGAAAACTGTTTACAGTAGGAACAGATACTGTGTTTCTACCTACAATAAACGGCCCAGTATTCCATTGAGTACCAAAAACATAAGCATAGTTAGCATGAGACATTGGATTTTCAAAGTTGATTGTATAAGTGCCCGTTCCATTATCTGTAACTGTACTCACGTTCTCGCTTGCCCTTATTGATACAGTCCCTGTTCCATTGAAATTCACCCACGCTCGACACGCATAGGCTGGCTTCCCGTCTTGAGTGAATGTGTCAGCATACAGACCAGTAAAATGACCTTCTGCAAAAGGTTTTAAAACATCTCCTACTTTATATGTTCCGCTATCAACTTCATCTTGCATCGGTATGATATTTTTTGTTTCAATAGAAGTAATTTGCCCTAACAACGTGTACTGCCCTGAAGCTACGTACCAACCATCAGTTTCCGAGGGGAATTTGAAAAAAACATATCCCGTGCTGTGGTATACTCTCAAACCATCAGGCGTCCGCATCACTGCAATAATTGCCTCGTCAGTAAAGGTGTCGTAGGTAAATTTTGAGAAATATTGACTTTGGCTGTCCGAGTTTGTTCTTAAATATATTCCAGAAGGCTTATCGTCTATCCCAGAAAGAAATCCTAGTATTGAAGCATAATTAAGATATGAAGAATATTCAAAATAATTAGGTACGGTTAGCGCATCTTCATAATATCCATCGGTTCTAAAATAGGAATATGAACCATCATCATACCCAATAAAAGTACCAGATGTAGGAAAAATATTAGTCATGACTTCATAGTAATACCAAGCCTGTGTCCCCCCATTTCTTGTAAAATGTATTCTATCACCCGGTTCTACTGAAATTGTAGTGGAATTTTTAAACAGTCTAGTGTTCCATCCAGTTGTAGACTGTTTAAGAAACAATACACCATTTTTATAAGCGGCTACGTTACTACTTTCGAGAAAAGATGATTGAGTTCCTATTTCAACATAAAGTCTACCTGCATATTGTGGTATATAAAATTCATCGACAAAAAGAGGGTCTATTGCGGCACTGCCACTAGATATATCAATACTACCACTAGAAGAAAGTCTTGCTGCTTTTATTATAGTTTTCCCACCATTAGTGCCTGCTAAACTTTTGAGGGTATTCCCAACAGATATATTAGTAAGGCTGTTATATAAATCTTCACCATCCCATGCTGTTTTATCAGAAAAGAAAACCTGTTCATCACTCGATATTTTTTCCTTGGTCTGTAAAGAGGGGTGAAGAATTGTACCAAAAATAGTAGAGCTTGATATAATACTGTCATACGCCCTTAATCTTCCTTTTTTTGAAACAACGTGTGTGTCCGGGTCCTCATAATCATACGTGTCTAGCCTGAACCCCGATGTAGGAACTCCATCTTCTTCAGTAAAATCATCTGATGTGATATGTCCATTCTCTTTTATGGTGATTTCTTTTGTGCCTAGTTTATCAATGAATCCGGTGTTAGCTATCAGTTCATCAGTAAATATCTGCCATGCAGCAATACTTCTAAATACTTGCTGCACTCCAAGAGCATCAGCCCATGATTCTAATTCATTCCAATCATGCTCAGCGAGTATTTCCATGAAGTGTGATTTGTTGTACTGATCAACAGAAAGAGGTTCCAAGATTATTTCATTGAATATGTCAGAACCGTCCTTTTCAAATTTACCAATAATTAGACTAGGATAGAACTCTGTATCACCATTATAAAAAAGCCATTTTATAGAGCTTGATTGAAGTTGCATCTTAGTAAATTGAACACTTGTGCCATCCCACACCACATAGCCCTGCCCCTCTCCAGTAAGTTGCTGCGAATAAGCAGGCACAGTAATTCTAGAATCCCCTACATAGATATACCCCTGACTTGCGGTGAGTGTTCCATCTTCTGCGAAACCTTTTACAATAAGTGTGTCACCATCAGCATATATACCGAGTTGCCCAGGGTTTCCATTTACTCCTGGAGGACCCGTCACACAAACCGGATCTGTTGTTGCAGAGGTCGAATCAGAGAAGTTTGTTCTAGTTCTTGTCCAGGTATACTTCCCATTACTCCAGGCTGGAACAGATTCCCCCCAAGATCCACCTTCCAACACAAGCATTGAATCAGACTGGTAATATTCCTGTGTGATTGAAACAATTCCCTTTCCTGTTGCTCCAGGATCTCCGGTGGCCCCGGTCAGGCATATAACCCCGCCCCAGTCACCAGATCCGATCAGCCCCAGGGAGAGAGCCCTTGCTTCACGCCTCCAGATGAACTTCCCGGCCTCACTTGCGGGCATCAGATCAGACCATCCCGTGGTTGGGACAGTCGTGTTGCTGGTGTGCTTTGCATACTGATAGAATGTCGTTAGTCCGTCATTGAGTTTCGTAATTGCATAGGAAGCGGAAGCAAGTGGCATCGTCAGATCTCCTCAGCTAATTTCACAGAAGAAGGTCCCTTTGACATTGATCATGTCGTGGGTCACTGTGAGGGTCTTCCCAGTCTTCGGGAATGTGATCGCTCCGGCTGAGGCCACATTCACCCCATCCTGGTCGGCCATGGTCCAGGTATAGGTCAACTCGGTTCCCCCAGTATCGATTTCCACGCCGTCACGATAGACTCTCGCTGTAAGGGTGGAGGTTCCCGTGTCATTCTTGAAGAAGTTCCCTCCTGTAGATCTGATATCGATCTGGTATGGATCAGTTATGTCTAAGATTGTCACACCCTCAGTCACGAAGACATCCTGGTACGTCTCAGATGAAGGATCATTGTCTGTGATCTTACATCGGAACATAGCGAAGGAAGATACCATTGCCGGAGTCACCGACAGGTTAGCTGTGGATCCGGTCACAGCGGTCCAAGTAGATCCGTTGGTACTTTTCTCCCAGGCATATTCCACAAGAGTCGAATCCTTAGCGGTTCCCCGGATCAACTCAGCTGTAATAGTCAGGGATGCGGGCTGTTCATTCTTGAACTGATTCCCTCCTGGAGCAAAGGCCCTGGCCACCACAAAGCTGGTCCCGTTGGCCACCTTGGAGAAAGAAATCACCATCTCATAATCCAGATCCAGATTAAGGATCGGATCGTGGTATACACAGGTAAACTTGTATTCGATCGCCCAGATGTCTCCGACCATCTTGTCCTGGTTTACCGTAAGGATTTTAGTCGAAGATGCGATCGTCTCCCCATTGGATCCACTGGTCACCTGGACCCAGGATCCACCTGAGACCTTGCGAAACCACTTCGGACTCGTCACCACAGAGATTAAATCTGTTCCGCTCCCAGCCTTGTGGATAGTGGGAGTTAAAACTAGAGCAGTTGAACCCCAGGAGGGACTGAAGGTCTGTGTGGTCGTATCGTACAAGACCGTCCGGACGAGGTTGGAGTCGATCGATCCCAGCAGGGTAACTCCATCTGTATAATCCATGATCGTAAAACTTGCTGATGCTTTAGCCATTTCTTTTGATCCTCCTTATAGATCTACATGACAAGTGAAAACTGTCCGGCCAGAGACATCATCAGGAGTCAAGTCTACGCTCTTGTGTCCGATGGCCTTGCTTGACGTATTCCATGATATATCCCCAGCAGGGTTGTCGCTGGTTCTCTCCCAACTGAAGGCTGTCTCCGGCAGAGTGTCCGTTATATCCTGATCCCCCCTGAGGACCTGGGCCACCAGGGTCGTGCTGATCGTTCCTGGACGGAATTTGTCCCCGTTCAGGGAATCCACCAGGATCGAGATCGCCCCGCTCTGGATCGAGACCACGCACTCGGCTTCCAGAGGCTTGTCGCCGAAGTCGATCCCAGGGACGATCGCCTCGACCCGGATCACATTATCACCGATGATCATGGCCTGGTGGCTGATCACGATCGTCTCCTCGGACCAAGGGATCTGGATCCCGTTGACATACCAGGAGAGAGTCGCCCCCAGCTTGGTGATTACATCCCCGCTGGCCGTGATTTCCACGAAGGCCTCTTCGTCATGCGTCATGGTTGTGGTCGGGGAATTCACCTTCAGCATGTTTGATCCCAGGCTGGCCAGGTAGGACACCACTTGCTCATCCGTGGAGATTTGAAGATCTTCAAGGGCAGTCACACTCTCAGCCTCCACTTCACACAGACCTGTGGTCTTGCTGTCCCCATGATCAGTCACACTCCGGATCCGGATATAATCCAGGACCCCATAGGCTGATGAGTTGATCAGTCGGATCTCTCCGGGAATTAGACCCAGCGAAGGAAGAGCCTGGAAGGAATACGTTGTATTGCCAGTCAGGTTCCTTAGAGCGATCGCCTTCAGCAGGGCATTGGCTGTCACACCAGAGTGAATATATTTTGCTTCATACTTTTCAGGATCTTTCCCCTGGTGGACCTGGGTGGTCCTTTCATCATCCTTATCGATGTACCAACATTGGCACATCAGGTACAGATCCTGAACTAGAGTCTTCCTCTTGGCCACATCGATCCATAGCTTATAGGATCCGTCTCCGTTATCGGCCATGCGGCCTCTACTCTGCCGGGAGTCCTTGGTGTCCTCATGGTAGGTTATCCTGGGTATGAGGGTAGTCAGATCATACCTGAGAATCTCCCGCTTGGGATTGTCGAGATCATGTCCAGACAGATTCACATCCTGATAGGCTAAGGGAGGATAAACTTGCTCATCAGGATTCAGCCATTCATAGCCCCGCCCAAAAGTCTTATCGTCAGCGAAGCGGGTATCCATGATGTTATGTCTGGCAACTTTGCAGGGTCCCTTGATCACTGGATAGTAGGTTACCACCACGCCCTGATTGGAGTCATCGCTCCGTCTGACCGTCAGGGTATTTTTGATGTCGGTATCCAGAATCGCAACGGCCCCAGTGGTAGATTCAGGGATCGATCGCTCGATCAGGATCCTCCCCTCTTCAGTGAAGCGATATTGGAGATTGTATTCGTAGCAGACAGCTTCCAGGATCTCGTCAATGTAGTCCCCCACATTCAGGATCAATCCATCGGCATCGATCGTCTGATCCACACCAGATCCGATCAGTATGTCGTAGCTGGCAAACGGACAGATGTATTGACCATCCTCAGCCTTGAGGCGGCTATTGAGTACCAGCCAGTGGATCAGGGAGTCAGCAGGAATGCTGTTGATCACCTTCAGGTTGGCCGACAGGGTGGAAGCTTCATGGAAGACGTAAGACTCTAAGAAATAAGAATCATCGAGGATTTCCACTGTGAAGGGTTTAGCTCGATCTTTCACCGTAGCGGAGAGCAACGGCCTGATTGTCCCGATAAAGTAAGGGCTCCCGTCATCCCTGGTCAGCTTGGCTCGGATGTCATTGGTGGAGACCAGGATCCTCACCAGTAACGATTGCAGATTCGCCACAGGCTTCAGGGTCATGGAGACCGTCTGGATCTCTGCCTTTCCCCTAGATCCATAACACGATTTTCTGGAGAATCCGGTGTCCATCAGGGCCTCGGAGAAGTCCTCCCAGGTCCCCGATCCCACCTTCGCGAACGGGGAAAAATTCAGGTACAGCTTCATGCAGTCATTCTCCATTTAGGCAGAGATCCGGTCCTCTGTGCTTTTTCAATCGCCTCAAATATCGATCGGACCAACTCCTCCCTGGTGAGATCGGATCCAGCTCCAATATTGAAAGTAAAGTTAATCACTCCCTCTCCACCGAAACCCATATCCTGGGCCTTTGACAGTGGGAGGACCATCTCAGGTTCCCCACCTTCACCGATCAGGGCATGGGTGGGGCCTGTGGTCACTCCACCTGTGGCCAGCGGAGTATATTTCTGGCTGGCAATCGTTGCGACCTGTGCTGCAATCGAAGCCGTGGTCAGGCCAGTAAGGATCCCCGCCATGATCGGATTGCCTGCCCAGTCCTTCCAGATGTTGGCGATTCCCACCGCTCCGGACATGATCGCCTGGGTGATCGAATTAGCCTTCTCATTTTCAAACTGCTTTTCCTTCAGGTTGTCGATCTTCTTCTGGAGTTCCTCTTCCTTGTCGGCAGCCTCTTCCTCTGCCTGGACCTTCTTGTCCTGGAGATCCTCGAGGGATGCGAAGTAATCCTCGGCAGAGATCAGGCCCCAGTGGTACTGGGCATCCAAGGAATCACGCTCCTTCTGGTGTTTGTCCTTCAGTTCGCCGTAGTATTTGCTCCAGGCTTCTTTCTGGGCATCCAGGGTCCTCTGGAGAGCATCGATCTGGTTCTGATAGATCTGTGACTGTAGTGCTGTGATCGAATCGGAGAGATCCAGGTATCCATCCAAGATACTGGAGAAAACCTTATACACCGCATCGAAGGCCGACATGGTTTCGGTCTCGACCTCCTGGATAGCTTTCTTCTGTTTAAGTAGGGAGGATATGATCTCATCGAGTTGTTTCTCCTGTTCTGATCCGGCCTCCACAGATTCCTTGAAGGATTCGGCCAGCTTCAGATTGTTGTCGATCGCTTCGACCTGGGCCGACAAAGACAGCCCCCGATTCTTATCGATAAAATCTCCAGCAGTCTCTTTGGGAAGCTCCGGAGTCTTCCCCAGATTTCCCAGGGCAGTCCGATCGAGATCAAGTTGTTGTTTCAGCATCTGCTCGGCCAGAGCCTGTTCCTCTTCGGTCATCTTCCCAGCAGAAACCTGGAGATCCAGGTGATCAAGAAGAGCCTGGTTGTCCTGGATCCTCAGTTCCAGGATCCGTCTCTGGGTAGCTTCGGTAGCTGAGGTAGCCTGGAAAATCTTCTCGTACAGAGTCAAGGCTTTCTCAACCTGAGAGGACCCGGAATCAGATCCTTCCCCACCTGTTGCCATTGGCTCCAACGTAGGGATCGGTGTCTTTGGCTTATTGCTGGCTACGATCACAGCCTGGCCTAGCCTCCGGATCTCCTCCTGAGTTTTTTGGTAATCGTTGTATACTCCCTGGATTACAGGATCAAAATCCCAGTAACTGTCTGGCTGCTGGATAAACAATCCCGAGTCATCCATCGTCAGCCTGTCCCGGCTCCAGGCTCCCTTTTTTGCATTTTCCTGGCTGACAAAGGCTTCCCTGAGTTTCTCCTCATTGTATTGATTTGCCTCGACCAGTTTTGTCAGTTGACTCTGAATCGCTTCCGGACTGTATTTCTCCCCGACATTAACCCCACCCCGAAGGTCCTTCATCATCTCCCTTGAGGCATTCATGTCGTTTATCTTGGTCTGGATATCCCCTAGACGATCAATCAGCCACTGGAATGTTGGACCCAGAGCACTGACAATCCCCTGCCCCAGACCTTCCTTAATGTCTCCGATGAGGTTCTTTATCTGCTGGATCTTCCCCGTATCGGTCGAAGCCACCTCCCTGGCGATCCCCCCATAAGTCTGGGCCACCTTGTCCAGGATGATCGCCTGAGCGTCCATCAGGCGGTTAGAGGCTGTGAGTTCCTTAATCTTGTCAGCTTCGGATTGCGTAAAGAAGATATTTTTGTCACGGAGAAGCTCGATCCCCTTGGCAGGTTCAGCTAGAGCCTTGTTGAGAGCCTTTGCAGATTCAGTCGCATTGCCACCCATTGCTGTGGCCATATCCAGGGAGAGTTCAATCACCTTCGGCAGTTGTTCTTTGGTCAGCTTCCCGGAGGCAATGAAGATCTGCTGGAGAGACAGAATCATCTCATCCCCGAAGGTGGTCACATTTTGGAGGCTGGATGCCATTGAGAACATCTCTGCTGCAGTTAGCCCCAACTGGTTTCCGGTAGCCTTCAGGGTGGCGATCAGCTTGGTCTCGGCTTGTTCCTGGACAGCGTAGAGATCAACCAGTTCCTTCCCAGCCCCATAGAGTTTTTTGGCCATCCCGAAGGCTTTTTCGGCCACACTGGTCCATACCAAGAGGGATGTTGCCATCCCGGTCCCCTTGATCTTGGAAAACCCTTCCATCTCTCTGGAGAGGTTCGACATGGTTTCGGTAGCTTGCTTCGCATCGGCGGTTACGTTTACTTTGAGATTGGCACTCTTACCCATTAGATCACACTCCTCGGATGGTAGATCTTATCCAGGGGATCCAGGAGATCTACGACCTCCACTAGACGGTTGGGGTTGTCGCCCCAGTACCCATGAGGGAATCCCATGATCTTCCATTTGTTAAAAAACAGGATTGCACTGATGGCATCCTGGTCCTTAAATAGGCCCGGTATGTCGTCCAGCTTCACCACATCCCCACTCTTGAGGACCGTGGTTCGATCGGCTGATCCGAATCGTCTCCGGTACTCCGGGGTGTAACCTTCACACCAGACGGCATAAAGGGCCTTTATCCGTTTTTTTCGTCTGTTCCCAACATCCCTGACATGAGGATCTCTCTGGCCACTTCAGCCACCAAAGGATAAACCCCAGGCATCGAGGGGATTGTGGCGGGCTGGATCGAAGCTCCCTGGTCATCGGTGAACGTCATCTGAATCACGAACTCGGAGAAGACCTCGCTATCCTTTGGCTTTTCGGTTAACAGTCTTTCCATATCAGTAGAGGTCGGGACCTTGAAGGTCACCGTGGAGGGATCCTTCGCCTTCTTATTCCCTAGGGCTTCCGGGGTAATCGTTTTTTCTTTTGCTATCGATAGGATCATTAGGATCTCCTTATAGAGTAACGCCAGGCTCAATTCCGAGCCTGGCCACTTTCTTGCTATCAGACACCAGCCACAGGCAAGGTCGGAGTCAATTCTCCGGTTCCCTGGAAGTTGAAGCTGAACGTCACTTTCCCCGCATGGGTTCCGCCTAGGGCAAGGCTGGTCACATTACAATCTCCAGCGAAGGATGTCTCCGCATTAAGGGCCAGTTCGATCGCCATTGATCCCATAGAACCTCCTGCCCCGACCATATCCATCATGGCCTTCTGGGCTGGGTCCGAAGGATCAAAAGATCCAGATCCAGATCCCGACCAGTCTCTGACCGTGGGGAGGAATTCCTTCCAGTCAGATCCAATTCCTGAGACTTCTTCCGATCCAATATTGATCGTCAGGTTCCAGGTGTCGATGTAGGCCATTGCATTTGCCCCGACCGACAAGGTTCCATCTTTTCCCGCTATAGGCATTACCGTCCTCCTTCCTCAAACTTTTTGAGGGTTCTCTCTACTTGCTTTCCGTCCTCAGTAGCAGTCACCACCGGGACCATCTCTCCCTTGCATATCGGACAGATCCGATGAGTCCTGACAGGACCATCCTCGTACCGATCGCACCTCACACATTTGAATCTCATATGAATCCCCCTCGATCCACTTCAAGGTCGATCAGGCATGACACCAAGAAAATCCCTCCGGCCAGGTCCGTCTCGATCAACAGATCATGGCTGTCCAGACAGGTCTCCCCCAGATGAGGATCCTGGGTCAGAGTATCCTCCCAGATGTCTTTCCATGCATTCCCCTGGGATTCGATCAGCCGGGGATCCGATCCCTTGAAGGCAAACCCGATCGCCAGGTTGTACAAGGTGGTATAGGAATCGGACTGCTCTCTAGATCGCTCGATGAAGAGGACCGCCGGAAAGGATCTGCTCCCTGCCAGGATGTCTCGATAGCCCCGATCCCATTCCCTGGGGATCTCCAGGTATAGACCAGGATCCTCCAGGTTCCACTGTTCCACTAGGTTGGTGATCGCTGGTTCCAGGTAGGCCTGGAGTCGATCGAAGACCTGATCGGTTTTGCTTTTCATAGTTGTTTCTCCAGTCTCTTGATCATGCCCAGTTCCACATCCTTGGTTGCCAAAAATCGATTGAAACCGGGCTGCATGAATTCCCGATCCGTCCCGATCCACCTAGCCAGATAGTTAAGGCTCCCCCGTACACCGATACCGGGTCGGATGTACCAGGTCCTCGTCTTCTTCACATAGAACTGCTTTACAGATCCGAACGTCTCACCAGTTAACCTTCGTAACGCCTGACCCCGAAGATAGCGATCCTTGATAAAGGCCGATCCTTCCTGGGCAATATCACCCGTGAAGGTCGTGATCCATCCCTGGATGTGGTCCCTTGCTCGTTCGATCCTCTCTTGAGCATCCCCTGATATCTCCACCTTCAGCATTACTTCACCTTTACTCGTTGATAGATGGCGAGGTGGTTCTTTACTGCCAGTGGAGGGATATTCTGCTCGATCGCCTGGGTTCCGCCATCGGTCGTTCTGCTAGACACTCCGGCCAGATCGGCCTGAAGGACCATCCTCATGTATTGCACCGTCATGGCAATGCAATAAAGGATGTCAGCAGGGATCTCGGCAAACCCAGCTGTGTAGCTGATCTTCACCGCATCCTCTCCCTGAGGGATTGGATCATAGATTCTCAGCACACCACTGGCCGGGTCCAGGCGATAGCTGGATTCCAGCAGCTTTGTCGCGTAGGTCCTTCCCGGATCCAGAGACACTCCGGTGATCGAAACCACCGGAGAATTATCCAGAACGATCACCTGGGAGTGACCATCAGCATATTGATCGAACGATTCCACACTGAGATCCCGTCCGATGTACCGAAAGCAGGCTTCCGTAGCAGTCTTGATCAGGGACTCGTATTGAGTCTCCTGGGTGGGATTGATCGAGAAACCATACTCGATCCTCAGATCTTCAGGGGTCAGTAGTGGAGTCGTCATCCATTAATCTCCTTAGGCAGCAGCCATCTTCAGGACCTTGAAGGCATCGGCCACCAGGACCTTACCGTCAACTCTCTCAATCCCGATCACGCCCTTCTGGTCGTTCACGGCAAAGAGTTCGTTGAGGACTTTGATGTCCATCTGCTCTCGATCCACCAGCATGTAGTAATCCATGTTACAAGCGATGATCGCCCGTGCATCGGCTCCCATGACAGGCATGTATTGGCTGGTCACGATCTTGTGGCCCTGAATCTCTTTGAGATCGCTCTGGATCGGGAAGTAATACTGGCCCTGGAGATCCTTTAGGAGGCTCAGTTTTGTCCTGGTGGCCTCGTTCATGATCAACACCGATCCCTCGGCATAGTCGCCCAGGGATCCGATCAGAGTCTTCACTTCATCGAGGGTCACCGCGTCCACAGCCTCAGCAGTCACCGCATCAGTATCTACTGTGGTAAGAATTCCCGTAATATGGGAATTGGTGGATCCGGTTCCATTGAGAATCTCCTGATCTTCCTTCTTTGCAAAGGCTCTGGCAATGTTGTCAGTCAGCCAGGTCATGGCATCGATGGCCAGATCGGTGAGGAATTCGTGGGAAACCTTGACCAACGCTCCCAGCTTGTAAGCAGAGAAGCTGACAGTCCCGACAGATGCATTTTTCTCAGGGATCGCACCTGCTTCGGCCACATACTCGACAGTGACCTGATCGCCATCGATGGCCACCGTGTAGTCACCTTTGAGGGTCATCTTGCGGGCAAGCGGTCGGAGCTTACCGTACTGCTCACGCTTTTTGATGATCTCGCCGGAGATCGTGGTAGGAATCAATCCAGTATAGCTGGACCCGACAGCCACCGCTTCCTGGATCTTCTTGATGAAAGTCTTGGCATCCTCGGTCAAGGCTGATCTCTCCTGGATTCCTTCGGGGACTCCCTCCTCATCGAGGGCATCCTTCTCCATTGCAGAGATCTGATCCTCGATTACCTTGCAGACCTTGATCGTTTCCTCATAGGCACTGATATTCTCATCAGTGGCACTCTCCACCATAGTGTTGAAGGCCTCCATCTGCTTGGCCTGGAGTGCGGTCAACTTTTCCTTGAGTTGTTTCAGAGTCATTTATTTCTCCTTCCCAGGATATAGGCCTGGACCTTTTTATATCGTTCGACCTTCGCCAGGTTCTCAGGGGACGGCTCCCCAGTTTCAAATGAAGGCACTCCCTCATCATCCTTGACCAGCTCAGGGTCGGCAGATTCTTTTTTCACAGCGTAGACCTGACCCGATGGGGTGGTTACAAAATCAAGATAGCGCACCAGTTCATAGGTATGGGTATTCACCAGACCGTTAGCATCGGTCTCACCATAGCCCACAGAAGAGACTCCGATCTGGACTCCCAGATCAGCGATCGCCTTCAGTTTCTCCTGGTATTCGGGATCCACCACGAAGATCTCCACATACATCAGACCATCCTGGATGCGGGGATTCTTGACCACGGCCTTCACTGGTTCGTAGTCTCCGAAGCGATCCCCGTCATGGCCGTCATAGGCCACCGTCACCTTATTCTCAGCCACGATCCTTTTAGCCAGATCCTCCGGGTAGATCCTTCCATTGAGATTCAGGACTCCCAGTCGCCAGACCGGGGCCTCCCATGCTCCCACGCTTCCCGCCTCTTCGGTCAGCCTAGACTCCGGAAGACTCCTGAGGCTCACGATCTCGACATCTTCCATTAAAAGTTGTCTGCTCATCTTTATGCTCTCCTTTATTTCCCTGGTGCGATCCCACATTCACAATGAGTATGGAAAGGCGGGTGTTTCATCGTTTTGTTGATGATCCGGACATTTCCGGCTCCATCATCCACTGCAGTCCCCTTGTCTAGGACCGCTCCATTGACCTCCACCACTTTCCCATCCAGTTTCTGACAGAATTCACAGGCATCAGCTGAAGCCACCACATGCATGTAGGACACGCCCAGCATTCCAAAAGTGAAGAGATTGAAGGCATTTCCTGCCCGGTTGGTTTCGTCAAAGGATTCGGTCTTCGGGACCGTCTCCAGCCACGCTGAAGCCATTTCATCGGCCAGGGTGGACAGCTCATCTTCCTGGTGTCCAATGAAGATCCGGGAGGCCTCTGAAGCCCTGGCATTGCCATGTCTCCCGGACATGCTGAGGGCATACTTGCTGGCATAATTGTCCAGACTCTCCTGAGAGATCTCGGATCCGGTCTTCACCTGTTTCTGTACGATAGGGACCAGACGATTGATGATCCCCTGGTAGATCGGGACATACTGCTGGCCATACTCTCCAGCAGTCTTTTCGCAAAAGGCCTTGAAGTCGTCCAGGATCCTCTGAACGCCTTGACCTTGGTTGGTAGCGATCAGTCGCTTGATCTCATCGATCTCGGCCTTCAGTTGTTTCCGGATCACCGTCTCGATCTGGGATCTGGAGGATCTTGTGACAGCCTGGGCCTCAGACAGGAACGACAGATCTTGATTGCGCTTCTCCGTAAGTGACCCAGGCTGGGATTGTTCGATCTTCTTCGCTTCCCCGTAGGAAGGGATCGATGGTAGGCTAGGAGCCCCTGCTCCGTTGACCACATCGGATAGAGCCATGTAGTTCAGAGGGAACATCAGACTATCTCCTTCCTTAACAGGATTGAGATCCTCCAGGCCTCTGACCTCATTCGGGGTCATCCACCCATCCAGGATCGCATTATGATAAAAAGCCGACCGTGCGGCATGATCACCCCGCATGAGACCCGCTAGGGAGAACTTGATGTATTGCCCATCCTTGCAGATCACTTTGTCCAGGGCATCCTCCCAGCTTTTTGCTCTGGGTTGGATCGAATAGGTCACCAGTTCCATCCCCTGCTGTTCCTGATTGGCATAAGTGGATTTCGTCAGATCTCCAGCAAAAGCTGGAGGAACTCCGAAACGCCGACACACTTCCAAGAGTGTCCAGGACTGGGCATCGCTCATCTTCTTGGAGTCATCCTCGGTCAGCCGGATCGGCTCATATTTCACAATGTCCTCCAGGACAGCGACCCGATACGCTCCGGACATCCCGGAAAACTCACCGGCAAACATGGCTTTAATGGCATCCTTTACGTCTTTGGGAGTTCCCCTGGGGACCGTCACTGTCCCGCCAATTGTGGTCCCTCGCTTGTAGTAGGCATCCTGGAGAGCCTTTGAATTGCTGGCAACGCTCAGATCCTTGCTGGCAAATTCCACCGGAGAGAGAACACTGGCATACCCGGTCGGGGTGTTGTAGATCACCAGGACATCGGATGCCTGGAGGAGTTCACCAGCTGCGGGGATCGAGTAAAACAGTTTGCCGTCCTTCCACAACGGGTGGATTGCGTTGGGGCTGATCGGATAGGCCTCGATCGGATCTCCGATTGAGGACCGCTTCAGCACCGCATAAGCCACGCCATAGAGCTCGTAGTTGAAGGCCATGATAAATCGCCATTGATATGGGGTCATATAGGGACAGGGGTCACGTAAAAGTCTTGCTGCTGCTCCGGATCTCAGAATCTCTCTACGATTTCCTTTAGTCTCGTAGATGTGTAGAGGGAGGGATCCAAAGGTCCGACACAGCTTGGTCACACACGCCCAGAAGGCTGAATTTTCCAGAGCCGTCTCCCCTCCTCCAAAAGCGGGGCCGGAATATCCGGCTTTCCACATGCTCACTGGGATGTCCACCACTTCCTCGGCCACTTTCTTAAATCTCGAAAAAATTCCCATCGACATCCTCCGTTAAAAAAAGCTGATCATATTCGTCAGTTCATCCATCGATATTCCCTCAGGCTCCTGAGTGATCGCCGTGTCCAGGGCCATGATCGAAGCGATCACTCCATCGATCCTGGAGGCACTCCGATCGTGCTGGGGCTTGATCAGCTTCACATTGGCGTTGGAATCCGTATGGGCATCAACACAACTCATCATCCATGTCATCACAGGATTGGATCCTGATCGGATCTTGCCCAACAGATAGAAACGTTCAAACTGCTGCGTTGAAGGACTCATCGTCATCTTTCCTTGGGAGAATTCGAAAGTGATCTCCTCAAACCAGGGTGGACAGTAGCGGGCCAGGTCGATCAGCCGGAATCGGTCACCAGCGATCAGTTGCAGTTCATACTGTGATCGGATTCCCTCTAGGTATTCGGCAATATAGCTGTAATCGATCACCGGACCAGGGGTGGCAATCACCTGTCCATCAGCGATCCATTGCTCCAAAGGGATCGAGCATTGCCTCTGGATCTTCGGCACGTTCTCAGCCGGAACAAAAAACATATACTGCTGCTTGTGGAGTCCTTCCTTCTCAACCGGAGGGAAATCCAGAGCGATCGCCGTGAAGTCACTGGTCGAGGACAGGTCAATCCCCGCATAGCATCGGGCTCCTGGCTCCACATCAGCAGACCCAGAGCATCCCTGAATCCACTTTTCCATGTTGGCCC